CTCGACGACGCTGGTCTGGTGGATGAGTCCGACAGGTTCGGGGATTCCACCGACGTGAGCCCCGGAGAGAACGACGACGGGCTCCTCCACCTTGGAGGCGGTAAGTTCCAGGCGCGGTTCAGCAAGGCGGGTCACCGTCGTACCGCCGAAGCCGCCGCTGACAGGGTTCGCCGTACGGTCCCTACCGCGAGGGTGGTGGTCGGTGGTGACGACTCTGAGTCTCACGTTCTGGTACACGATCCCGCGAATGCCGTGGCCCTCGGTAACATCCACTTCATGGACCTCTGATGCAGCGCACGTACAACGTCAGGACGAAGCCCGGGAGCGGGTTCGGTGCACTCCACCTGCTGAACAAGGTGCTGGGGCAGCATGCCGCGCACGCCGTAAAGGCGTACGACCAGGCCGACCCCGAGGGGTACCGGATGACGGTGCACTTCAAGGCCCCGGCCGTTCCGTTCGTCCACCGCGACGCTCTGGCCCAGGCGCATGCCACCGTGGCCGCGTTCAACGATGAGATCCGCATGCGCCGCGAGGCCCACGGTATCACCGACGGGCACCCCACCTTCGGCATCCACGACATCCCGACCAACTACAAGCATTTCACCGTTCCCGGGGTCCCGGCGTTGCGCACCGATCCCAAGACTGGACGCAAGGTGAAGAACCCCAGCGCCCGGATCGTGTGGCCCGACGTCGACACCCGCCGGATGGTGAAGGACGTCCAGACCGCCCATGCGCGGTTGTCCCCCTTGCACGCGGAGCTGTCGTCCGTGGCGGGTACGTACGGCGGGGTGGCGGTGGCGCACTCCTCCCTTCCCGCGGGGCTTCCCGCGGACGCCTCTCCCGTGGCCGCGCACGTTCACGGCGCCGGTCGAAAGGGTGTCCATGCGGCCACCTTCCACTTCAAGTCGAAGGCTGATGCCTGGCGCGCCATGACGGCGCTGAAGGGGGATGTCCACAAGGTCACCGATGTCGCAACGCATGACTCCAAGGGCAACGAGGTCCTGAACCTCCTCAAGAGGCCCTCCAAGCGCGCGTTCGAGTCCGTGGAGGAGTCCGCCAAGGGTGGGGCATTTCGTGACCGCGCTGGCCGGTTCTCGGCAGTTTCTAAGGCAGGCGGCGGTGAGTGGGTCCCCGAGATACCTTCGGAGTTCAAGGCCGTCGCTGAGGAGCTCGGAGGCAAGGTCAAGAGGTCTGGCAACGGCGGCGGGTTCGCCATCGTTTTCAAGACCGTCGAGCAGGCCAAGACCGCTCACGCCAAGCTGGCCGAGCAGGGGCATCGGGTGAATCCCCACGACATCCCGGGGGTGCTTCTGGTGTCGTTCGTGAACCGCCGTTTCACCGGCATCAGCGAGGCCCGGTTGCCCAACCGCATCGAGGGCAACCCCAACCAGAAGGACGCCCTGGATTACGCCAAGATGCTCGGTGCGTCCGTCGAGGACGTCCACCGGACCGGGGAGGTGCGCGTGCACCATCCCGAGTGGGACAGCGGTGTCACGATCAACAGCCGCCGCAAGGACACCCCGCGCGAGCTCGTGAAGCGCTTGAACCAGCTCCTCAAGAGCCGCAGGAACGACGAGTCCATCCAGGATGTGGCCGAGGACCGCGACAGTTTCCACATGGTGAAGGGCACGCAGCCAGAGGCCGAGAAGGCCGCCCAGGAGATGGCCGACCGGATCAAGGCGGACATCGCCGTCATCGCGTGCTTGGACGACGTTCAGGAAGGCGACGAGGAAACCGACTACATGGTCATCCCCCTGTCCGAGTGGGAGGACCCCGACGAAGACGACCCGGAGGACTACGTCCTGGTGGCCGTTTTCTCGCCCAGCGACCTCCCTGTCGAGGAGGCCGTGGCTAAGAGGCACAGCCTTGCTGCGCGCCTGTCAGCCGGCAGAATCCGTGGCAGGCCCATGGGCGGGAAGCGTCTCCGCTCCGCACAACGGGCCAAAGCATGGAGGAGAGCCAACCCCGGCAAGACCAAGCGCAAGCGCATGCACACCGTCTACCGCGACAGCTCCCCCATCCACCCTCTCAAGAAGACCCTCTAAGGACCACCACCATGCCCGCTCTCGTCACTTTCGTCGTCTCCATCGGCCGCATGTCCATGGGTGACATGGTGGCCCGCCCCGTCATCGAGCAGACCGTTGGTCAGCTCGGCGGCCGCGTCCGCCCCGGCGGCGCCGGCTCCGCTACCGATCCGATCGTCGCCGAGTTCGGTGACAAGGCTGCCGCGGTCGAGGCGGCCAAGCAGCTGTGGTTCCACGACTCCATCGAGGCCGCCACCGTCCACGATTCTGACAACCTGGCGACGTCGACCATCAAGGAAGGCGTGGAGAAGGGTGAGGTCGACGTGGTCGAGGCTGCCCTCGGCGGGTTGGCCGTCGGTGATGCGGTGGACGCCCTGCTCGCCGCCCACAAGGCCGGCAAGCTGGCCAAGCCCGTGACCGAGGATGCGGTCGAGGAGGGCACCGACGGTGATCCCGCCGAGCACCCGGCCCTGCTGGAGATGGCTGCCGAGATGGAAGCCGTCGCCACCAAGTACGCGGGCCTCAAGAACGATACCGCTTCGGTGTTCGTCGAGGACCTCAAGGCTTCCGCCGACGCCCTCCGCAAGATCGTGCCCGCGAAGGCTTGAACCGTGGCAGAATACGACCTCCTGGCGCAGGAGCCCCTGGCGCCGCTCCAGGAGGCCCGTTCTAGCGAAGACCTGGACGCCGCGGCTGCACAGCTGCGGCGTATGCCTGAATGGCGGGACGACGGCGCCACCATCGCCGAAGTGCGCGGCGAGGTCGATCCGACGTTCATCCATCACCAAGAGCACTACGACCGGATGATGTCCGGCGGAACCCGTCCGGACGGCAGCACGTACCGGGGGTCCGGCGGTCTGCGCTCCGTGCGCATGGTGGTCGAGGACGAGACCGCCGAGGTCGTCATCGCCGGTTCGAGCGAGTGGCGCCCGCAGGCGCACAGCTACCTGACGCGCATCCGTTTCTCCAACTACGGCCTGATCGCCGCTCAGCCCATGACGTGGACCGAGAGGGCGCGTCTGCTGCTCCGTGACGATGTCAGGGTACATTGCTCGTGCCCGGCGTTCAGGTACTATCATGCCCATGCTGCTACCGAGAAAGGGTTTGCCCTAGAGGCTGAGGACGTTCCCGCGAGGATCCGCAACCCGGATGATCGCGGCGGGGTCTGTAAGCATCTGGAGCACGCTCTGAAGTACGTGGCCGCCAACTATGCGATCATCGCCGGGGCTATGAAGCGCCACCGCCAGACCGAGGAGTCCGTCGTGACCATCTCCCGTGAAACGCCGGTTCAGAGTGTGCAGGCGATCATCGACCGTCTGAATGTGGAGCTGGAGGCAGCCCAGCTGTCCGAGGCCAAGATCCTCAAGACCAACGAGATCGGCGGCGAGAAGGTGTACGGCACCGATGCCCCGACCACCTTCCGGACCGTTCGCAAGGCTAAGTACGCTGGCAACCTCCGCCAGGTGCCCGACGAGAAGGGGCGCACCCGCCTCGACCCTGGGTATGTCCGCGCGGCGCTTCCCGATCCCAAGACGGGGCAGACCAAGGTCTGGCGTCAGGGTCTCGGCGACGAGGAGGTCAGCAACGTCCCGAAGATGCACGCGATCTTCCACAAGGAGGTCGCGTCCAATCCCGAGCTGGCCAACCACCTGGCGCGCACCTCCGCCGAGGTCGGGCGCCCTGCGCTTGGCCCGGACTTCTGGCACCACCCCACCGTGCAGAAGTTCCTCCAGGATTACGATCACTCCAAGCATGCCGATGAGCACGGCGTCGTCGGTGGCCGCGACGCCATGTCCGTCCGCAACGCCAAGCCCGGTTTGGCTTCCAGGGTTTCTGGGCTGTTGCAGGACGCCGGAGTCGCCCGCCCCGCCGCCAACCAGATGGGCAATCACGCGCACATCGCCGCAGCGGTGGCCATCCACAAGCTCACCAAGCGCCCCGAGCTGAAGGGCCGCAAGGACATCACCTTCGGTACCCCCGAGGATGCGAAGGACATCGGCGAGGAGCGTGGTAAGGACGCCGGCCGCCGCGACCCCAACTGGGACCGCGAAGACTTCCACTCGTGGGAGCACGCCAAGAAGTTCGTCAAGAACCACGGCAACCTGGTCCTCGCGCACATGGTCCCCAACGCCGAGGGCAACCCCGCCAAGGCGCTGGTCGACGGTATCCATGCCCCGCAGATCAAGGTCGGAGAGAACCCCGATGGCAGCCCCAAGCTCGGACCGCACCCGGACCCCGCCACCTACTGGCGCGAGACCATCCACGGGAAGCCCCAGCAGCGCAGCCTGACCCGGAAGCGCGCCGTCCTGCGCACCGACGACACCGGCAAGGAAGTCCTGGACGTCCACGACGCCCCGGTACGCCCCCGCGATTTCGAGTTCGCCAAGTCGAAGGAAGTGGATGCCGCCGGCGTGCCCTACCCGAAGAACGATGCCGAGCGCAAGCGCATCGAGTGGCTGAAGCAGAACGACGCCTACCGCATCAAGCAGCGCGAGCTGGCTGGCGTCAGTCTCGCCAACAAGGCGAAGGCCAAGGCTGTCGCCGCGGGCACCGAGGTCACCGGTGACGCGATGTTCAGCTTCGACGCTCCGGCCAAGGCCGCTGAGCCCCACGCTGAGCCCAAGCCGGCCACCCCCAAGCCCCGTGCCGCGAAGTCGGCCGTCGACCTGTTCGGAGCCGAGGGTCTCGGTGTGGACGACAAGACGATGGCTCACAAGTTCACCGTGCACAAGGATCCGGTGAAGCCCGTCAAGAAGTCGTCGTTCGACGTCGGAGGCCCGAAGCCCGTCGCCGCGTCGGCGCCGGCGGGTGTCGCGCTGTCCACGTTGCTTCCGAAGAAGTCCACCTTCTCGAAGGCGCACCACGATGAGGCCGTCGGAGCGGTGCATGCCGAGTTGGTGAAGAACCACGCTGCATCTCTGGAGAAGGACTGGAACGACTGGGGCCACAAGGCGGAGCCCGGCAAGTGGGATGCCCACAAGGCCAGCAAGCCCGCACCCACCCTGGACGACGCCGAGGACGAGCACATCCGCCGCAAGGCTGCGGCCAAGGGCCTCAAGATCGGCGAGTCCATCATCAAGCTGACCGCGCTGGCCGAAGGGCTGTCGGTGTCCCAGGACATCACTGCCGCCATCGCTTCGGCCATCGAGAAGGCGAAGAAGGCCGGCATGGGCCGCACCGCCGAGGTGCTCAAGATCGCCGCCTCCCGGGCGTCTGCCGAAGGCGGTTCGTTGCCGCCGAGTTCCACTCCGACGGATCCCCGCGGCCTGGTCGGCAGCCCCGCGGGGACTCCGTGATCCCGCGGCTCAAGTCGCTGTACGAGACGGTGGAGTCTCTCCACCGTTCGTTCTTCGCGCCCGTGGTTGTCCCGAAGTTCGATCCCATGAAGGCCGCTGCCACAGCGAGGAAGCTCGGAGGGCGTGCCGGGTTGGCGGCTCTGGCCCGGGCCACCCATGACGCTATGGTGAGGACCGATGAGCAACCTCCTCGACAGGCTGAACCAGCTGATAAGCGCTCCCGAAAAGGCGACGACGTCGCCGCAGACGGAGCAGCGCCGCATCCAAGACGCTTTGTCAGGCGCCGTAGGTGAGAAGGTCATCGTTCGCCCTTGGGTGAACGGTGAGCTTGCCGCGGTCGTCCCCGCCAAGCTTTTCATCCCCAACGGCATCCGTGTGGTCGAGTCGGTGGTGCCGGGTCACCCCACCACGCTGACCGGGACTCCGCACGCTGTCGCCGGGGCCGAGCGCCGGCTGGCCAAGATGGTCGGAGAGCGCTGGGGCGCGCGGCTCGTCGATTTCGATCCCACCACGCAGACGGCCGTCTTCACCCTGATCCATCATGGCTAAGCTCAGGATCCCCGACATCGAGGCGGTGCTGAACCGCGCCCGGGACGTCGCCGTCCAGGCGTCGGAGGACCAGCTCCGTCGGTTCGCGCACCAGCTGCGCGACCAGTTCGTCGGGAGGATCCGGGCCCAGGATTTCGATTCGTTCCGCAGGGTGCCCCTGTCGTGGCGTTGGCAGAACAGGAAGGCAGCTCTCCACCTGGACGAGCGCACCATGATCGCCACCGGGGAGTACCTCCGCAGCATCCAGGTGTTCGAGACGCGCGCCGACGGGAAGCTGAACCTCCGCATCGGCATCCACCCGTCCAAGATCGTCCGGCACTACAAGACCGGCATGCGCCGCCGCCTCCCCATGTGGTTGCTGGCGTGCGTGCACGAGTTCGGTTCCAGCCGTGCCAAGGTGCCTGCCCGTCCCCACTGGGGGCCCTTCTTCCAGGATGTGCAGCAGAACGTTGCGCCCCGCACCGCCCGGGAGCTGACCCAGGCCGTTGGTCGGAAGGTGCGCGCATCCGTCGGAGGTCACCGGTGAGCGAGCCCAGCTACCCTCACAAGGTGGTCGACGAGACGACCATGTTCGGCGGCAATGGCTACGACATGGCCACGTCGCAGCGCATGATCGAGGAGCGTTGGCGGCTCTTCTATCCCGCCGTCGCGTACTTCCCGCTCGTGAAGGCCGTGACCGCTGTCGGGGTGGCCACGGAGGTGCTGTCGGGGGAGAACCAGACGACCGCGTTCGACCCGTTGTGGGGCGAAGCCGTGGACCGTCCCGCTGGGCAGCAGGTGTGGCGGCAGCCCCATGCCAGCGCCGTCACGTCGCAGGATGCGGTCCTCGATCCCGCGCGGCAGGCGGCCGAGCCCGAGATCCGCTCCGAGGAGCGCAGGGTGCACATGCGCATCCACCGCATCGCCCGCGAGGAGATGCTCAAGAAGCTCGGCTTCGACCTGGTGCGCACCCTCGTTGGCTGCGTTCCCACCACGCTGTTCGACCGCATAGGGGTCCGGCCCCAGCCCGGCGACAGGTTCCGGTGGAACGACGAGTGGTATGAGGTACTCCAGACGTCGCCCCAGGGCTGGTACAAGAACACGACCCACAACCTGTTCTGGTACCTGTCCGTGAAGTCTGCGAGGATCGGGTCATGAGGACGCTGAGCGCATCGGTGATCCGCGTCCACGGATGCGAGGGGTTCGAGGCCGATCTCGACCTCGGTTTCGGTGTGCATCTCCGCAAGCACGTGCGCATCCGCCGCAGGGATTCGCACTACGATTTCTCCGGCAAAGGGTCCGAGGCCAACCACTGCCTGGTGGTCCTCATAGGCGGGAAGGACGTCATCCTCCGCGACCCCCGCGAGGAGGCCCGTTGGATCTCCGCCGACGTGTACGTCACGTACCCCACGTCCATGATCGCGCTGTCCGCTCTGCCTGAGCACCCCGGTCAGTATGTCGATGTCCACGAGGCCATGCGGTGGGCCGCGTCGCAGGGTTGGGAAGCCCGGCACCTTCGGGAGGCGCTGCGGCCATGAGCGACCCCTACAACTACGAAGACTCGATGCGCATCCACGACGCCGCGATCTATTCGTGGCTCGATGGGCTGTTGGTGGACTACGGGACCATCAACGGAGAGGCGCGCAACCAGGTCCCCATCCTCAAGGTGTTCGCGGCACCGCACCGTGCTTTCGCGCAGGCGTATGACCTGTTGGTCAAGATGGGCTGGGCGGCTGGCGGCAACGACGAGACGGCTCGGTTGACCGCGGAGGCCGACTGGGCTGTGCTGCCGCTCCCCATATGCACCATCGACCGGGACTACCCCGTGTTCTCCCCGCAGCTGTCGGCGTCGGCGCTGACGTATGAGAGGACCTTCAGGGACCCCGTCACCGGGGACTGGGTCACCCTCCCCTACCCCCTGCACGCGTTCACCACCTACCGCCTGACCTTCTGGTGCCTCAAGCGTTACACCGAGGCGTACATCCTGGAGTGGTTCTACACCAGGTTCGGGCAGCGCGGTGCCGGCAACCGCGAGGTGTACCTGACCGTGCACCATCAGGCCCCGTTCGGCGACCAGATGCAGGCGCTTCGCTGGATCGGCACCGGCGACCAGAGCGAGCTGGAGGGTGACAACCCCCGTTACATCCGGATGAACGCCACCGTCATGTTCCGGACCTGGTTCATGCGTGACCGCTGGCCCGCGGCCCGCCGTGAACCGCCGGTTCACGCCATCCAGCGGGAGGCGTATGCCGCAGAGGACATGCTGGCCACCTCGTCCTGGTGGGGCACCGGCAACCTGTGGACCATCCGTGACCCCTCTGATGCCAACAGCTTGGCTACCTGGCCACGCTGGGGGGATGCCTCTGTCGCCTTGAACTCCGGCCGTGGGTTGGATGTGACGCTGACCGGAGGGCTCGACCGCGTTGAGCTCATCGAGCTCGGCAACATCGTCACCACCGACGACTACCAGATCTTGAGCATCTCCGGATCGGTGTCCCCGACGGCCCCCGCCACCCTGTTCATCGACGAGTTCTTTGGCGACCCCATCCCGCGGGTCGCTCCCGTGATCCCGCAGGTGTACCCAGCGCCCACGCCCCTGCTGATCAACAGCTCCTTCGGCGCCGTGATGCTCACCCCGGAGTTCGGGGGCGCGCTGCGCCTCGGCACTCGCGTGTGGGAGCAGTCCACTGGCTCGGAGGACGCGAGCTTCCACGAGTTCACGCTGTCGCGTGGAAAGCGCTTCATGTACGGGGTCGAGGGCGGGCCCGCCGGCGTGGGGATGTCGCGCATCGATGTCCGCCAGGTGTTCGATGCGTTGAAGACCCCTCCCACCCAGGTGGATTCGTGGCCCGGTTACGGTGACCCTGAGTCCGTCTATCGCTGGCAGAACCTCGACATAAGGCCGTACCTGATCGTCGTGCGCCTCGTGAATCCCACGGTGCCGGGGACTGTCCTCACGTTCGAGGACGATGACACCGCCCCCACGTTCTCCCGGCCCCGCACCGTATCCACCATCCACACGCTGGGGCTCGTCGCCCTGGTTCAACCCAAGCTCGGAAATCTCCGAGTGCGCGTGCCAAGCACCGTCATAGTCGCCGACGCCTACGTCAGGCCCTTTGACGGCCCGTATCTTGGCGGTACGCTCCTCCCATGACCTTCCCTCGCGCGGCGAGTACCTCCCCGCATACCGCACCTCTCCTCCGCTAGGACTGATCCATGGCCACCGTCTCCCCCGGCATCTACGTCCGCGAGTTCGACTTCTCCGAGTACGTCGCCCAGCTCGGTGCGACCACCCTCGCGGTCGTCGGCGGCGCGACCAAGGGCCCCCTCAACACCCCCACTCTGGTGACGAGCGAAGGCGACCTGGTGAACCAGTTCGGGCCGCCGGTCGCCAATGACTATGCGCTCCAGAGCGCTGTGCAGTACCTCAAGCGGGGCTCGCGCGTCCTGTTCGTCCGCGTGGCGGACGACGATGCTGTCTCCGGCGCCAAGACCGCCGACGCCAAGTTCTATGGCGGCGTCCGTGCCTCCGGCACGGTCGGCTTCTCCGCCAAGCCTGAGGATGGCGACACGATCTCCATCGCTCCCGGCAACCCGGTGGTCGAGCTGGTGGCCGATGCCGTCGGCACCGCTGGCAACCTGCCCATCCTCGTGTCCGGCGGTTCGTACGCCAGCATGGTGGTGGCTGGCATGCTGGGAGGCACCGCGCTGGTGCCCGCTTCCGGCAGCATCCGCTTCAACAACTCGGTCAACCCCGCCGATGGCACTCTGTTCATCGTTCCCAGCCAGTCGGCCGAGAAGGTGTTCGAGATCGATGGCGACACCGCCAGCGGTGCCCACGGCAAGATCCTGTTCGATGCCCAGCCGTTCGATGCCGACACCGTGGTTCTGAACGATGGCACCAATCCCGCCATCACCTTCGAGTTCGACAACAACAACAGCGTTGTCGAGACCTCGACCCTGTACCAGGTCGTCATCGGCGACACCCTCGCCGCGACCCTGGCCAACCTGATCGCCAAGGTCAACGCCGTCACCAGCGGGACCTTCGCCATCCGCGCCGAGGGGCTCCTCGCCGGTCGCGTCGACTTCATCGACTCGCTGAGCGCTGGGACCCCCGCCATCACCGGTACCGACACCGCCTCGGTGCAGACCGTGACCGACTTCGTCGACACCGTGGCTGTGACGCGGGCGGGTACCGCTTCGCTGACCATGGCTGCCCTGGTCACCGCCGTGAACACCGCCGCCTTCGGCATCACCGCGACCAACGACAGCGCTGCCGTCGTCTTCGAGTTCGACGACGACTCGAGCGTGACCCCCGGCAACATCCCGGTCTCCCTGGGTGTGGCCGGCACGACGATGTTCACCGTGATGCAGAGCCTCATCGCGGCCATCAACCAGTACGCTGTGTTTGGCGACATGCGCATCAGCGCCACCGACACCAGCGTGCTGCTCCCGTCGTGCAGCCTGCTCGCCTCCAGCGTCGGTGACCAGTACAACAGCACCATCACCACCACCGGCGCTGACATCACCGTCAGCGGTATGGCCGGCGGCGTGGACGATGGTGCCCAGCACCTCGTCACCTTCTCCGCCATCAACCCCGGCCCCTGGGGCAACAGCGTCACCGTCGCGGTGGTCGAGTACCGTCCTGCCGGCGTCGCCCAGACGGTCCCCACCCTCCAGCGCTCCGTCCTGGTCAGCGTTGCCGTGGATCCGGGTGCCACCCCGGCCGTCGTCGAAGTGTTCACCGACGTCAGCCTGGACCCTGCCAGCGACCGGTACATCGAGACCGTGCTCAGCCGCGGCATCTCCGGCGAGCTGGCGGCCTCCGACTACATCCGCGCGGACGTCTACCCCGCTGGCGCCACCAACACGGTGCCGACCGGCGTGCTGACCCCCGCCACGATCCAGCTGGGTCGCGGTGACCTGGGCAACACGGTCGGTCAGGACGGCATCGCCGGCCTGCACGGCCAGGATGGCTACGCCTTCTTCGTCGGCACCATCAACGGCCAGACGGCGACCGGCCTCCAGGCGCTCCGCAACCCCGAGACGACCGAGTTCAACCTCCTGGCCGTCCCCGGCATCAGCCACCGCGCCGTCGTCCAGGCCATGCTCACCCTGGTTCGCAGCCGCGGTGACGCCCTGGCGCTGGTCGACACCCCGCTCGGCCTCGGCGTCGAGGACGTGGTGAAGTGGCACAACGGCATGGCCGCCACCTCCAACGGCGGGAACGACCCGACTGCCCCCTCCGCGGCCCTCGACGACAGCTACGGCGCCGTCTTCTGGCCCTGGCTGGAGATCGACGACCCGTACACCAAGAAGACGCTGTGGCTCCCCCCGAGCTGCTTCGTTGCCGGCGCCATGGCCGTCGTGGACGACCAGAGCGGTCCTTGGTGGACCACCGCCGGGTTCGTGCGCGGCAAGCTCACTGCCAATCGCAGCGAGTACAGCCCGACCCGCGAGGAGCGCGACCTCCTCGAGGGCGGTCAGAACCGCGTGAACACGATCGTCAACTTCCAGGGCAAGGGCCTGACGATCTACGGCAACCGCACCCTCCAGCGCCGCAACACCGCGCTGAACAGCCTGCACGTTCGCCGCATGCTCCTGTACGCGGAGAAGGTGTGCGCCACGGCGGTCGCGGCTCTCCAGTTCAACCCGAACGACCCCGTCACCTGGCGCCAGTTCACCCAGCTGTGCTCGGCTGAGCTCGCGCGCATCAAGGCTGGTCGCGGCATCGAGGACTTCAAGGTCATCTGTGATGCGACGACCAACACCGCTGCCCTCCGGCAGAACAAGACGATGCGCGGCAAGCTGCTGGTGATCCCCATCGAGGCCGCCGAGATCATCCAGCTCGACTTTGCGATCTTCGCCACCGGGGCGACGTTCGACGAGTCGCGCCTCTGATGAAACGCCGGTTCACCCACCTCCACCTAGGATCCGACCATGCAACCGAGTGACTTCCTCGCCGGCGTGCTCGCCCCGCCCTCCGCGGCGTACGAGCCGATCCGCACCAACAACGCGGTGCTGCGCATCAACATCGCCAAACTCGCCGCGTCGTTTGGGGACATCGCTCAGAGCGCCCAAGAGCTGCTGAAGCTGGGCCTGGCCGGGTTCTCGTTGCCCAAGAACGAGACCGCCCCGTCCATGATCCCGTACCTGAACGAGATGCGCAAGTTTGCGGGTCAGACGACCTTCGACGACATGAGCGTCTCGTTCCACGACTACGTGGATGCGAAGATCGCTCGGATCATCTGGAAGTGGCGCTACCTGATCCACGACCCCTCGACCGGCCTGCGTGGGTTGAAGTACACCTACGCCTGCCCCGCTGAGATCGAGCACTTCGCCCCGGATGGCGGCGCCGCGCGTCTCTACACGGTCGAGAACATGTGGCCCATGTCGCTCGATATGGGCGACATCGAGATGGGCGCTGACGAGCCCTGCCGCATCCAGGTGCGCTTCGCCTGCGACAAGATCTACCCGAGCACGACGGACCCGATGTTCGCCCTGCCCGTCGGATCCGGCACCCCGTTCGCCGAGAGCGACACCACCGTCTTCGGCGTCTGATCGAACACCACGCCGGCCTTCGGCCGGCACACCAAGGATAGGCCATGTCCGCACCCATCGGGTACGCTCCGGTCCCCCTCCCTTCACGCGGCCTCCTGTACGGGGACAAAGTCCCCGACGGGATCGTGCACGTCCGCAAGCTCAAGGTCACCGAGGAGGTGGCGATCCAGTCCTCGGGTTCCGGCCTGGCGCTGGTCAATGCCACCGTCGGTGCGTGCGTGAAGTTGCCCGAGGGGCTCACCCACCTCGACCTCCTGATGACCGACCGGCTGGCCCTGTTGGTGGCCCTGCGGGTTTACACCTTCGGCCCCAGCTACGGGTACGGGTTCAAGTGCCCGTCCTGCGGTGCCAAGAACAACCAGATCTTCAACCTGGGTGAGCTGACCACCAAGAAGGCCGAGGACGGCCTCGTGGAGCCCATCCCGGTCGATCTGCCCGACTGCGGGCGCAAGGTGGGGCTCCGCTTCCTCCGCGGCAAGGATGAGGCCGCTATCGCGGCCGTCAGCAAGCGCATCGCCGCGCAGAGCAACGACCTCGGCGACTCCAGCTACATCATGCGCAAGGTGCTCCAGATCGTCACCATCGACGGCGTGGAGGCCGACCAGCTGACCAAGGAGCGGTTCGTCCGCGACCTGACCATGGTGGACAGCCAGGCCATGACCGACGCCATCGACGACAAGGAGCCCGGCGTCGACCTGCGCATCTTCCCCGAGTGCAAGTCGTGCGGGTTCCAGACCGAGATGGGGCTCCCGTTCTCCATCGACTTTTTTCGCGCAGCCCGTCGTACCGCTTGAGGACCTCCTCCAGTCCCAGTTCTTCCTCCTGAACTACGGGAACGGGTACACCGACACGGGCACGGGTCAGATGACCTACCAGGAGCTCTCGTGGCACATCCGCAAGCTGTCCGAGAAGCTGAAGGCGGAGTCCGAGGCCAGGCTGCGGGCGCACTCGAAGGCCATCCAGCAGAACGAGGCGCAGAAGCAGCGCCTCATCCGCACCAAGCGGGCGTGAACCGCCGTTTCAGAATGGGCCCGCGTTGCCCGGGCGGGCCCATGGCGTACCCTGCGGCAGGAGCCACCAGTGGGACTATCTGACCAGACCCTCGGTTTCTTCCTGGAGCTGGACTCGTCCCCCTGGGACAAGACGGTCAAGCACGTAGGGGCCGACTACAAGAAGTTCGTCGACACCATCGACAAGGCCACCACGAAGCTGGCCAAGAGGCCGCAGGCAGCCCTCAACGACCTGGCGAACACCATCGGGCGGCTGTCTGGTCGGGTGCAGGACGTCACCAAGATGGTGGCGGCGATGGACAAGGACCTGGCCAGGGGTCGGCCGGTGCGCATCCCCGTGGAGTTCGTGGTCTCCGGTCGAGGGGCCAATGCCTTCAAGCAGGCCGTCGCTGAGGCCGTCTCGATGGCGCTGGGAGGGTCGCGGATGACCCTGGTGCCCACGGTGCCCAAGAGGCCGGTCACCGGCTTCAAACCGGGCACCACCCGGCAGACGTACAAGGGCCTCCCGACCCCCGCCGCCTATGAGGCTGGCTTCGTGACACAGTTCGGTACGGCGCGCCCTGTGCGCCGGCGCGCCGCTGGTACTCCCGGGCTGCGGTCCGTCATGACGTACGGGTCTGACCTCCCCGGAGTCGACCAGGTCGCCATTGCCGCGTCCCGCGGAGAGCTGCTGTTGACCAAGGCGCAGCTCCAGGATGTCGTCGAGGCAGCTGTCCGGCAGGGGGCCCAGGCCAAGTTCGGGCATGTGTCCACTGGGATGGCTGCTGGAGCCATGCGCCTCCGTACCGACGTTCCCACGTTGGAAGGGATGGAGGCCCACCTCCAGGCGCTCCACAAGCTCCAGATGCGCGAGGAGGCCAAGGCGGCTGGCGAGAAGGTGTCGTCGGCGGAGATGAAGCAGCTCCGCAAGGAGGTCGAGGCTACCGTCGACAAGCTGGCTACCATCTCCAAGAACCTCAAGGACCCCCTGGCCCGGGCTGCCATGCACCAGGCCGTGGAGGGGACCAAAGAACAGCTCGCCGATCTGCGCTCCAATGCGCAGCTCGACGGGACGATGTTCGACCCGCGGTACTGGAACTCGCTGTCGAGGAACTCCAGCACGTTCGTTCGTGGCCTCACCCAATGGTTGGCGCATCACCCCATTGGTCGCATCGGCCTCGGTATGGGCGCCGTCGGTTACGCTGGACTGAGTCTGTATCGGAAGTCTGGCGGATACGACGCCGCTATGACGGCTCACGGCATGGCTGGAGACATGCTGCGTTACCAGCCTGGCACTTCACGCGCGCAGGCGCTCGACTTCAGCTCCCGTATGCTCGGGCAGACTGGGTCTGTCCTCACGCGTGCCGACATGATGCAGGGAGGCGCGGCCGCGATGGCTGCTGGCCTGCAACCTGTTGGTATGGAAGCCGCAGCTGCCTACCTGGGGTACGCCCAGAAGGGCTTCGGCCTCGAGGCTGGGCAGGGTGCGGCGCTTCTCGGAGAGTACACCAATCGCTTCAGCCTGACGTTGAACGAGGCCACGCGGTCCATCGGTCTGTTCGCCGGTGAGGCTAAAAAGTCGCGCATCAGCATCAGCCAGCTCGGTGCGGTGGCGTCTGAGACGGCAGCTGTCGCCTCCGAAGCGGATTACCGCCTCGGAACTGGTGGCCGCCGCATAGAGCGTGGAGTCCAAGGGTTCGCCGCGGCCTCCCGGTTCTTCGGTGGAGGTGAGTCTGGGGCCCGTTTGGCGAAGCCGCTGTCGGACATCGCGCTCAGGTTGCAGATGGGTGATGCTAGCGCCATGACCGGAGGTGCCCTCCTGTTCGGCGGGCAGAGCGCTGTGAATGCGATGATGGGGCGTGGAGGCTCCACCGACTTGATGAAGAACCTCAATGTCGGGTTCCTCAAGAGCCTGTCGGGGCTGCCCCCCGTGGCCATCAACCAGATGGCGCAGGCTATGGGTATCCCGTATGCGACGCTCACCGCTTTGATCGGTAGGGCGTCCAAAGGTCAGGCCATCACCGAAAAGGATTTCCTCACGCCGCGCCTCAGCGCTCAGCAGGCGGCTGAGCAGACCGTATCGTGGACCGAAGGGATGCGGCAGGCGGCCGCTGCCGGGGTCGACAGGCTCACCGCGCTGTCCCCGGCCACCGCCACCAACATCGCGCACGGTTCCGGTATTCTCGGGGAGATCGGCAGCATGTCCAAGGACCTGCTGATCTGGTATGGTGGCATGAAACTGATGGGAGGGGTGTTCGGTGACGGCGCCATAGGTCGTGGCCTCGGGCGTATCGGGGGCGGTCTCGGTCGGATGGGGCGCAGGGTTCTCGGCCGCGCAGCCGTCGCTGGCACCCCCTATGCGCTCGGAGGGGCAAGCGGCGTAACCGGGGCGGTTGCCGGTTCTGGGCTCAGGGGGCTGCTCGGCCGCGCTGGCGCTCTCGGTGCCCGCAACGTTACCAGCTGGGGCCGTATAGGTCTGGGCGGTGTCGGCATCGGTGGACTCGGTGGCGGCGCTTTGGCGGGCACTGCCGG